CTGAATCAATTACTGTTGGTCCACTAGCGTCATAATCTAAACCATCGTAAGTGTTAATCGTTGTGCCTGCACTGTCCTTTACAATGATTTTAAGGTCAACTAAACCATCAACAAATATTAACTTAGCACCTCTTGAGTCTAAGGTAATTGTGCTACCTAATGACGAGCCAAGTGCTGCGTCTGCGTAACCAGTTACAGGTGTGCTAGTGCCTGCCTCGTATAACTCTACTGTCCCAGACTGTAAAGGGTTTCCACTTGAATCAACAAGACCTGCTGCAATAAAATCAATTTGCTTTGATGCCATTAAATAAATGCTCCCTGTACAAAATCAACCGATGTAACTTCTCTATCCTCGTTTTTAGCTTTTCTCAGAGATTCCCTGTATCTATTCTCTAATATCTGTAAACTGTTTAAATCTAATGAGTAAACGTGTCCTAATCTCTCTGCTAACCCATAAATAATTGTTTCAATCCACCTTTGTGGGAAATCTGACGTATCCCCTGGGTTTACATAATCATGCAAAGGTCTAATGCGTAAATAATGTATTACGTCTGTCGTGTCGTCTGGTATTGGGTACATAAATACTCGACTTGTTGAAATATCTTCGTTAATTGCCAACATTCTGACATCACCCCTCAAGGTTTTGTCTGATACCTCTAAATAATCAGTCAGTTTAGCTAATTCAATCTCAATGTCATTGTCTTGTGTAGACCTTACAAATGCTTTACTTATGCCTATTGTCCTAGCAGGCAAGTCAAAAGAGTTTATTGAAGTGTAACTTGTTGCAGTAACCCAAGTACCCCCACTCGTGCCTCTTTGTGTCCAATAAGTAGTGTAATCAGCACCAGTAACAGGCTTATTGGTTGCATCACTTGTGTGAGGTCTTATGCACTCATAGTTTAACCCATCACTACCAATCACCTCACTTGATGCAGTAAGTGTTTGTGTCTCCCACTCCTCAGTCCATAGTCTAACACCATCATTTTGCATCGACTTGACCAATAGGTTGAGCCAAAAACTGCCCTGTGTTAATTGGTCTGAACTAGCACTTTGACCTGCACCTAACACACCTATGCGTTGTAAGGCAGCCTCAATAATCTGTGTCCTTGTAGGGTCAAATGAAAAAACTCCTGATGTACTCATACTTTAACCCCTCTTTTCCTTGCTTCTTCAACACCTTGCTTTGCGTCCATACCAGCAACGTCTTTAATTATATTTGTCAATGTCATTATCCTTTTAACTGCACCAACCCCACCAAGCCCTGTAAGACCTAGCAAGCCTAGCAATACGTTCATCATTTGACTGCCACCTGTTGGTTGGGTAAACTCAACACTCTCTCTAGCCCACTCAGCAGTCTTTTGTGCGTGTTTTTGAGCAATAACTTGACCAACTTCTTTTTCAGTTGTTAGTCCTGTGTATATCATCTCTGAGTTTTCACTAACCTTTTCTTTAACGTCCATAAACTGGTTTTGTATTTCGTTTAAATTACGCTTGTAATCACCCTCTAAAACAGGCGCAAGTGAGCAACCTGAGCAAAGTATCATAAAGACCAACAGACGCATCATTTAGCCCTGTTTCCAAGTCAAATACGCTGAAACTATCGCTACAATCAAGAGTATAAAATTTTGCATCCTGTTTTGGTTTTTAATTTTCAGTTCTTCTGCTAACCTAAGTGCAAAGTCTTGTTTAGTGTTATCTGATAATTCGTCCATTGTCCTGTGCAATTCATCGTGCATTGTGATTTTGGCAGCCTGCAAATTGGCTAAGTTATTCCTGTTTTGGGAAATTTCCTCTTTCATTTTGGCAATATCGCCATTGTAAAACCCAAACAGTTGTTCTTTTTCTTTTTGTAATTGTGCTATCTCAGTTGAATGTTTCTGTAATGTGCCAGTAATAGATGACTCCATCGCAGACACTTTGTCATTTAACTTGTCAAGTTTTACCATTATCTGTTGTAGTAATGTTGTTTCTTCGCTCATCTTGCTATATCGTCACACCAACCATTTGCAGGGTCATTATAGTACGCTTGTGCCTCTGCGTGAGTTCTGTGGACACAATCTAATTCGTTAATACATTGATGTGCGTCTCCGTCCCATTTGATAACACACCTGTCTCCTGCTAAGTTTACTCGAACACCTGACTTCTGACGTATCTCATCACGCACGCTCTCAAGGTCAGTTAATAAAATATCTGCGTATGTTGTAGCCATTATGGACACTCCGATGTAACTGGGTCACCATATTTAGTAAAGGTCAAGCTCTGAGCATTGTCTGTGCCTGTACCATTTTGTGTCCTTAGCACTAAATTGCCAGCAGTTAAACCTAATGATGTGGGGTCACCAAAAACCCAACCAGTCGGAGTTGTCGCTGCTGCATTATAAAACTCTATGTTTTTAATGCTCCCATTACCAAACGAAGTGCCATCTGGTCTACTACCAATAGCAAAGTCAGTAGTCGATGCCAATACGCTTGAATCACCTTGAGCAACTGTTGGACATTTAGTGCCATTTATCCAAAATGCAGTCTCAGCAGCAGAGCAAATACCTACAAATTTAATCCATGAACCTGTCGCATAGCCACCTGTAATTTGCGATGCCTGCCTTGAGCCTGCTGAACAGTATGCAACCCAGTATAGTATGCCTGTTGCTCCAGTCTCAATTCTAATACCATTGTAGGGACTATAGTTCACGTTTCCTAAAAAATACGAGAATTGAGCTGTGGTAAACTTGTATTCGCAACATAGAGTCAAATATCCACTCAATTTCAATGCTGCATCACTTGACCTGTATGCGTCATCAATTCCATCGTACTCAGTATAGTAGCAAGTTTCTACTGCTGCTCCTACCTCAACACCATCAATAGGCAAAGCAAAAGTCCTAGCTAATGATACCCCTATTGTCATAGGTTATTGTTCCTGTGTAAAGCTACTGCAACAGAACCTGCTGTCGCACTTTTTGATGCTTTGTATATGCCAGGACTAACAATAGCCTTCGTGTTAGTTGTAGCGTCTAATTGTACACCTGTGTTTGCAAAAGTGCTACCACCATCTTGACTAATCTGTATATCAACTGTCTCGGTTGTAGCCAAACCAGTTGCACTTAATGTAATAGGGCAGTCAGTTAATTTTACCTCAAACGCTGCTGAAGTACCTGAACCTGTCGCTGCTGCTAATAATGTATATGCCATTTTTCTATTCCTTTTAAATATAGGGGCAGAGCATAAACCCTACCCCTAAATTAGTTAATCAGCGTCCGTTGTTAAAGACGGAGTTGTTGCTGTTACATCCCAAGTAGCTGCATAGTCAGTGTCTGTAACACCAGCGTCTGCATCTAACTTTGCGTTAATCCCTGCAATATTAGTTTTCACTTCTGCACAGATTGTTACAAGCTCGTTAAGTAGCTCGTATAATTGCCCCTGGCTAATGCCTGTGTTTGTTACTGTCGCCATCTAATTAAGCCTCAGTAGATTTGAAACCAACTGCGATTAAATGAATTTTAGCAGCGTCAGCAGCATTATCCAAAGTAATGTCGATAGTATCGTCAGCACTGTAATACTTACCAGCACCAGCACCAAGACTATCAGCCAAAGCGTCAGTACCTTCAGTAGTAGCGTTCATACCTGTACTGTTGCCATTAACAGCATCGTCCCAACCATTTGGGTCAGTACCATCGCCAACGTCAAAAGTTAGAGTGCCGCCTTCAGCAGTAACAACGTGAGTATAAACTTTAAGTACAACAGTCCCAGCAGGAATGTTCATTACTTGGATTACGTCAGAAGCAGCAGATGTGTTAAAATCTTTATGGGAGAAGTCGATAGTTTCCTGTCCGACAACCATTAACCCACCTTGATTTTGAATAGCACCTGAGTTATCAGTTTTAGTTGTATTTGTAGCCATTTCTTATATTTCCTTTCTAAATAAATTACGAATCAGAGATTTGAGTACGAGCAAAATTTAACCCTACTACTCCATAGTCCTCGTTGTTAAACTCAGGACGACCAGCAGCAGCAATATAGTTAAAGTCGTGTCCAATTTCAGTTTTGTATTCAAAAACCTCAGTTTCAATCTCTGGTCTTTGTCCCCAACCAAATGCCAAGCCACAAGACCCAATTAAGAATCCTTTAGCGTAAGGCACGTTAGAGCCAGCACCACCATTTGTGAAAATGTCAATGTTTTCGTGTTTGTAAATTGCAAGACCATTCCAAACAAGGTCAGCATCGTTCCAAAGTTGGTTAGATTCACCTCTAACACCTGCTTCACGATAGGATTGTTGGATAGTTGGGTCATTCCAAAGGTCAAAGTAAACGTCTTGGTGTAAAAGAGTCATATAGTCTTTACGTCCACCATTACCGATTTTGCGAATAGCATTTTGTGTTCTATTGCCACCAGTCTCTGCCCAAGTTTTGGCTTGCATTAACTTTTTAGGTGTAATCAAGTCAGTAGCAGTTAAAGTAGCGTTAGAAGTAGCAGACCCACCATAAAAGATTTTGTTGGGGTCAGTTGCTTGTAATGCGTCAAAAATCATTTCGTCAATAGTCTCTGCACCACGATTAGTCAATGCCATTTTTTGAGTAGCAGGCAAATCCCAAGCAGGACGTCTTTCAGAAAGTTTACCTTTGTAACGTATTAAAACGTGTTTTTCTTCTAAGGTAAGGTTAAAAGTATTTTGAGTAGTTTTACCTTCGTGTCCTTCAAGAGCATCACCTTCACCTCTAGGTGCGAAAGTAAATCTGTCAATCAAGTCCATTGAAAGTCTATCACCACTTTTACCAAATTTCTCAGTTTTGATTTTGATTGGTCCGTCTTGCTCTGATTGTCCAAAACGACTCATCCAAAATGATTCTTTGTAAGATGTTTTGAAAAGCATCTCATCATAAATTTTCTTTGCACTGGTATCGCCAGTAGCTATGGTTGTTACAGCCATTGTATTAGTCTCCTATGTAAAATCCTATTAAAATTATTGTTCTAACTGTTGTTTGTATAACCTTTCTAACTGGTCTAAAGGCATATTCTCTATTTGACTTGAAGTTAGTGCATCACCAACTTTGCCATTAGTTGAACCATGACTCCCACCAGAAATAGTAGGTTTACTGCGACCGAGTTTATTGATTTTATTTATCAACTCACCCTTCCCATTTGCAGAATTTGATAGTTTCCCTTTCAAAGCGTTTAACTCACGTTTTAACTCAGCAGTACGACCAGCAAACATTAAAGTTAGTGGGTCTACAACATAAGGGTTAGCTTTAAAATTATTAACGTAAACATCACGCTCAGGCTCATCCTTCAAAAGAGTGTTCAACTCGTCTGACATATCTGTAATCATGTCTCCAAAGTTCGGGATAACTGCCTCAACGTAATCTTTAGTCTCTTGCAACTTTAAAGCCTCTTGCTGTTGTTGTAAAGCCTTGTTAGATTCACGTTCATTTAACTTCTTTTCAAAGTATCTATCAGGGTCAACATAGGGGTCGATGTCTTCAACCTCTTGTTGGTTCTGCTGTAAAGATTCCTTCTGCTTGCGTAATAAACCCAACTCAGTCTGAGAACGAGCTACAAGTTTTTGTAATCCGTCCATCTCTTTCCTCATCGCTTTTATTATATCGGCTTGGGACTCCTCGCTGGTAGTAGCATCGTTAGAATCAACATTTTCATCGGGATTCTCTGAGTTTTCGATTGTTTCAGCATCTTCAGCACTCGCATCAACTTCAGGCTCGTTAGACGTTTCTCCTTCTGTTAATTGGTCGTGCATCTGTTGTAACTCCTCAACAGTCAAATCCTCTAAAGGTTTTTCCACCTTTACTTCTGTTTGTTCTACCTCTTGTACTGCCATAATGTTATTCTCCTTTCGAGCCTTCTGTTATAAAACAGGCTTTCTCTATAAAAAATATTGGTAATCTCATTGGACTACCCCCTCTACTAAATTGCCTTGTAATTCTCTAGCTTCGTTCAGGTCTTTGTACGAATAGATGCCTTTCTTAGCCAAACTTTCCTTCACTGAATCTGGGAGTGAGGCATAGTTTTGACTGTCGTTAGTGTCATTGTTTTTCTGAGATGCTGCCAACTGTGCTTGGTCCATTTCATCTAAGATTGCTTTTTTATTTGGGAATGGGCTAGTCTTAATCCAGTGTCTTAGTATCGTTGGGTCGCCACCTACTGTCTGCATAACCTCTTGGTAAGACATAAAAGCCAACTCACGCATTGTATCTGTCTGTACTGCCTCGCTCATAACCAAGTCTAGGTCTAACAACTTCTTATTAAGCAACATATTGGCAATATCTTCCCTTGTTACGTTAATAATGTTGTCTGGATTCTCCATTTCGTTTAACTCCTCTGGTGATACTGAGCCTAAAATACGCTCAATACGCTCAGGAGTGTAAAAGTCTTGTATGTAAGCAATAATCAGTTTAGCCATACGCTTGTTTGCATGGTAACTGTTTTCAAATAAGAAGTCATTACCCACTAAACTCTGACGTTTAATCATCATGTGCATTTTAGTTGATAAGTCCCCACTGAACTCTGACGCTCTAGGTGGTATGCCCATAATTGCGTCTAAGTCTTGTTTAGCAACATTCTTTAAATTAACTAACTCTGATGGGAACTGTGCGCCCTCAGCTTTTAGAGGGGGTCTTGCTACGTCCTTAACCTTTTGTACAAAACCACTGCTTGAGCTTACCTTCCTAAAAGCCTCGACATCACTAGGTCTGTCAAATGTCTCCCCATCAACAAACCACCCTTTACCATTCATTGTATTAGTTATGTCAACTGTCTGTGAAGTCAGTTTATTAACTGTCCTTTGTGGGTCTTTTACTGGTTCAACCTTGCCATAAAAGGTATTTTTGTACTTTTTAGCGTAAGTTGTAATTAAATGAAAGCAGTTACCATTCTCAGGTAAGTCAAGTACCTCGTCCTCTAAAACCAAGCCACCTGCAAAGACTGTTTTACGCATATCAAACACAATCTTGCTAATTGAGGTTACTCCAGGTATTCTTTTAAGCAAGGCAACGTCTTTTTCTCTTAAATCAGTGCCTTCATCAACAAAATTGTCCTCAGCAAAAATTAAACCCTCGACACGTCTGTAAACCTTTTGCCAAATCTCAAATAATTTAAACTCTTTGCGTTGCACGTCAACAATACGCTCTCCACCTACATTTAACTCAAGCATATTTTGTTCTAACCTATATGCCATACCCTTAACATTGTGGTGTACGTTGTCTAAGTCGTCTGTTAAGTCCCCCTCAAAGGTTTTAAACGCTAAGTCTAACTGCTTTGCCTTTTTTGGGTATAATTGTTTTAGTTTACCATACGAAAAGTTGTCAAATTTAATTAAATACTCCAAGTCCTCTTGGTCTATACGTTCGTGTGGTCCAAACCTAACCTTGTCCCAACAAAACCAACGTATTTTAATGTCTCCCTCTATGTTGTCGTTAAAATCAACATAAACGTCCTTGCAACCACGTCCTGTAATGGTAGTATCCTTAAATACAACACTTTCTTCTGCGTGGAAGTTGTTTTGGTTAATAACTGACTTGTAAAGCATATTGGCTATGTCAGCCACTTGCTCATCACTTTTTTCAACAGGTTTAAATACGACCTCTGTTTTGTTTTGGTCGTGTGTGCCTAGTAACACATCTACTCTAGGTTCAATCTCATTTATGGTAATTGCGGACCTGCGTTGACTATTCAGTATGGCTTTTTGTTGTGAATCCCATTGGTTGCCATTGTAAAACTCATAACTCTCTTTACCTGCATTGACTGAAGCCCTTTCATTCTCCTCAGCCTCTTTAATCAGAGCAATACACTCCTCAATACGTTGCTCATCGTTAGTCTTGTCCTTTTTAGGTGCTTGACGTTGTAATTCTTCTATCGTGTGCGTATGGGGGTTCTCACCAGCAGATTCAACATACCACTGACCCTCTTGTGCAATACTTCCATCATCGTTTAGTCTCGGTTCTGAGCGTGTTAAAACGTGTTGGTGGTTATCCCTCCCTTCAACTGACGTTAGCCCAATACCAGTCTCAAGGTTTAAGTAACCTCCATGCTGGTGTTTGTTTTCTTTTGAAAGTAAGACTAACATAACATAAAATTATGCAGTTTGTAAAGACTTTTTTAGCTTGCAAGACACTTTTATTTTATACTATGGTCATTTATCACCCTAAATGTCTAATAATGTCAGAGATTAAATTACATACCCCAGAACAAGTGGCAAAAATGCTTGGTATTTCACCTAATACGCTAAAGTATTGGAGAGTAACAGGTGTTAAAAAAGGTCCACCCTTTATAAGGCTTAATGGCAACGTGGGTGCAGTCCGTTACCCTGATGATATGCTAAGACGCTGGGTTGCTAACCACGACTAATTACTGCAACAACCAGTTATTGTCCCCAATTTGCACGCTCAGAGGGTCTGTAACCATATGTCGCTCTCTCCTCCACCTGTCACCAGCCTCAAAGTCCCTGCTATTAACCTCGTCCACGCAACAGGTCAGCATTAAAGCGTCTGCGTAGTCACACGACCTACCTATTTTCTTTTTAATAGTAACCTTGTCGTCCACTATAATTTTACCATTAGTCTCTTTAAACTGCAAGCACTTCAACTCCTCTAATAAAAAGGGGTTAGCAGGTATTTCAAGCTCATTAGCCATAAACCTCTCCCTTAATTTGTACCATAATTGGTTGCGTAGGTTCTTAAACCTGTGTGCGTCACTCCCTCTAGCACTTGTACTCATGTCTAACATCTGCACCTGTACTGTATCCCTGTAACGTCTGTCTAATAACTGGGCAAAACTCTTACCTATAGCAGTAGCGTCAGGGCATAAACGCTCTATTTCCTCATAAGCATAGTCAGTTTTTAGTATTTTATCAATATTGTCTATTTGGTCTATGTCGTCTAGTCCGTCAATAGCGTGGAAACCAAGCACTTTGCCCCCTTTCCTAACGCACATAATAGTCCTGTCGCTCCCTGTGCTTGCATAGTCTATGCCTATAACCAATTTGTCAGTTTTATGGGGTACTATCTCAATATTCGTGTAAGCCTCATACACTTTCTGGTAAGGTATTAACGCATCGTCACCCCCTCTAGGTGGCAAACCATTGACGTTGACCCTAAAATTGTCACTGTCCCTGCCATATTTCTCCTCCATACGCAGTATTTGCTCAGCAGTAACATTACTAGACTCCTCAGCGTCCCAGTGTAACGTAACCCATTGGTCTTTATGCTTACCATAATGGGTGTCATACGCAAACCCAACAGGTTTATGGGGGTTAAATATCAATAAAGCAAAGTTGACAGGACCCGTCATTGTATTTTCCAAGTCCTCAAATACTGCATCGTCTATACCTGATGCCTCGTCCAACACAAACATCATCGTGTCAGCGTGTTGACCACTCAAAGTCTTAGCCATTTGGGTTTTGTCGACATTCCTCTGTGGTGTCCTGTAAAAAGCACTCCAATACGCTCCGTCTTTCTCAGTAGACCCAGGTGCAGCAACCCCTTTCATATAAATCTTACTACCCTCAACTGCTATGTAGTCCTTCATTAAAAACATAGGCTCACCCTTTTGGTTACGTCTACCATGCCACACTGCAATCTCACTCCATAAAACCTGCCTTAACTGGTCTTGTGTAGGTGCTGTACACATAATCTTAGGTCCGTCCCAACAACATAACATCCACAATATAGCCCAACTAGCAAAGGCATCCTTCCCAGTACCCTTCCCAGACATAATACTAATACCACTTTTCTTAGCCCACTCGTACTCTTGGTCAGTAGGCTTACGCTTTAATAACCCCCTCTTGTATGAACTAACAACGTGTTTGCACCGAGCTAACTCACTCAACGATGCTAAACCCTGCCTCTGTTGGTTAGACAAGGTAAACCCATTACTAGGGTTAATACCTAAACACTCCTCTGCAAACTTAACTGCGTCTAGTCTCCACGACTTTAACAACAATGCTTCTTCGTCTAGTGTCTCAGCCATTTATACGAGCCTTAGCAATTTCAAAATACTTTTCGTCCTTTTCAATACCAATAAAGTTCCTGTTAAGGTTTTTACAAGCTACACCAGTTGTACCACTGCCCATAAAAGGGTCTATTACAGTGTCCCCCTCGTTGCTATGCAATTTGACCAAATGCTCCATAAGTGCCAATGGTTTTTGGGTAGTATGCTCCGTTTTCTCCTTGCCACTTACTAGACCACTCACAAACTTTGGTCGCTCAAACTTCTCGTCTTGTCTATTAAAAGTCCATTTGCCCCCAGTCTTAACTGCCCATACTCCTAACTCGAAGTCTACAATATACCTCCTGTCTCTGTTGCGTGGCATTGGGTTAGCTTTCTCCCACCTAAAGCAGTCCTTTACCTCAAAGCCTAAAGTTTCACAATGCTGAGCCATTACACCTATATTTTTCCAAGCGTTAAAGTAAAACAAACCACCACCAGGTTTAACCAGTTTGGCACAAGCATCAATCCAAGTAAATAAATCAAACCCCTTGTCCCACTCCCCAAAGTCAATACCTTTCCTACCCATAGTGCAGAAGTTATTACTCCTAGCGATGTTATACGGAGGGTCTGTAAGCACCAAGTCAACCGACCCAGCAGGCAAGGTAGCCATTAAGTCTAAACAGTCAGCATTGAATAAACGTGTGTACATAAACACAATACTAACCAAGCACAGGTTTTTACAAGGGTCTATTTAGCCTTTTAATGGGGTTTATAGCCACGTTAGCACCAAAGGGGTATAACCAGTAAGGGGGTAGGTATATATGCCAAAAAGGGGTTTATAGTAACTTTATATAAAACCCCGTATTTTGGGCTATGACTTTGTTGTTTTTCAATAGGTTAAGGTTTGGGGGTTTTGAAATTAGATAGAAGTTGGGGGTTGGTATATCAATATCAACAAAAATAAAATAAAAGCCCCCCCATACACCCCCTCCCCCCCGGTCGAACATTTGCGAACATACGAACATTCACGAACAAGCGAACAAATACGAACGAATCGCTCCAATGCCCTTAATTCTTGCGTAATTAACCTGGGTGGATAGTTTACCCATATTTTAGCTCACGTCGATTCTAGGGGCATTAGAAGCCCAAATTTTACGTATTTGCTATTCAGCCTGTTGAGTTGTTCTTATTTTATTGACTAGATTGTGCCTCACGTCAATATTTTGGGTGCTCATATTGGAAAACAAAGCCAGCTTCTCCGAGATGATTCCGATACTGATAGCCGTATCCTTCAAGTTCGCTCGGTCAATTTTGGATTGGGTTATGCCTTGGAACAGATTATCGAGTACAAATTCGCATTTATTGGCAAATTTACTTTTGATAGTGGCAATATCTCGATTTTTTGATTCTAATTCCCCACTTTCATCACTAGCCTTCAAGTCTTCATATTCTTGCTTGACACGCCTTATAGTTCTTTCGTCAACCCCCATGAGACCGGCAATCTTGACATTTGAATAATCCATTTGACTTAGTGCGATGCACTGACTTTTTTGGGCATCCTTTAATATTTTTTTTCTCGGCATTTCAATACATTAAACCCACTTGTTTTTTGTAATCTCTCATCCTCTCGTCGTGAGTAGCTTGTTGCTCCTTTACAAGTCTTGCATATTCTTGTTTAGCCCTAGTTGAGCCCTGTAGCATTCTCTCTTTTTGCTTAATTGCGTGGGCTGTTAATTTTGAATAATCTCTATCCATAATTTTTTTACTCTTATAGTTTAGTATTCTATTATTCTATAAGACTTTATTTAATGTAAATATTCTCTTTAGGCTATGTTTTTTAAATAATATAAAAAAAATATAAAATTTTACTTGACTATTCTCAATATGTCATTATACTTAAGTCACTATTTAACTTTCATGAGGATTTTACAATGATAACAATCAATAATGTCAAATTCGCAAGCTCAAAGGATGAGCTTATTAATTCGCTATTTTGCCCTGATGGTACGGCTTCGGGATGGTATAAAGTAAACAAACATAGAGTTGATTTTTTTAAAGCCGATGGGAAACTTATAGCTTGCTTAACAAAATACGGGGTCTTTGCAAAGGCTAGCAAAGATAAAGAGATCAACAAAATTCGATGCTCTTGGGAGAATCCTGAATTGATAGGGGAAGTTTCTTGGCGTGAGACTGATAATATCATAAACCATTTTAAAAAAAGTATTGGACACAACTCCAAAATGGAAACCTATTATTTTTATAACTAAACTATTTTTAAAAGGATAAAACAAAATGACAATCTCACAATATTGCAAAAGGAATAAAAAGGATTTTGGCTTAAATGCCGATTGGAACGTATCGGTTTATAAATTCGGTGATCACTGCTTGTTCGATTTAGAAGATGGCAATTTTGAACTATATTTTCAACCAGAAATATATAGAAATGATGAGGATAATTTTATTCAAGAATATATCGATACGTTTGAAAATGAAGAACTAGAACGTTTTTTAGCTAAAATAAACAATTTAATTTTAACTTAACTTTATTTAATAAGGATAAAAACATTATGAGAATTACAAAAAAACACTTACAAGCCAAACTAGATACTGTAAACCATTTGCTTTTTAACAGTATAGACACCCACACAATCGGAGAAGACAAACGTTGGAAACCGATTGTAGGGCGATTCATTTTATCTCAAGCATATGGTGGCTATGATGTTTGCTCATATGCAAACGAGGGAGGAGGGGAGCATTCTTACTTAAATGGACATGGTCCGGCAAGGGAAGCAAACGAATTTTTAAGAGGCTTTATAAGCGCTTTACAAGTTAAAAAAGACTTGGAACAATAAAATAGTAAATCACTAAAGGGCGTATAATTTACGCCCTTTTATAATTTACTATTTATTATTTAATTTTAACTTTAACAAGGGAGGCATCTATGCAAAAAAAACAAGTTATTAAAGCAATAAAAAATTTTTATTGTGACAAGCAATTAAAGACATTATTTAAAGATAATATCAAAATTGAGTCTAATAATATCCATTTAACAAATTTAGAAAACTATCTCATTTTAAAAAATTGTGATAGTCTTTTTAATTGTGACGATTCAATCAAAATTTTAGATAAACAAAATTTCCTAAAGTTTTATGATAAAAAGGATTATACAAACTTAACAAGTGATAATAAAACTTGCTTTTTAAATTATAAGCAAGTTAATTTTAAAACTCCAAATTATTCAAATGATAGTTGGGTTGAATTGCTAGAACAATCGGACACAATGTCTTATAGTGTTAATAAACAATTTATTGATGCGCTTATTAAAGCAGATACGTTTAGCAATAAAGAGAAAAACAGGTACAATCTTAATTGTGTGGGTATCGATTTTAAAAATCAGTATGCAATCGCTACAAATCAAATTGTTTTAAGGATGGAAAAGTTTGATTTATATCGCAAAATTGATAGGGAGAATGTCTTTATCAATTCAAACATTATTAAATTATTGGATGTTTTAAAAGAAGATATTAGGACAATTAACCTTTCGAATAATTGCATTTATTTTGAAGGTGACGATTTTACTTTATGTTCCAGATTATTCGATACGCAATTTCCAAAATATATGGAAGCTCTTAATAATTTTAAGAACCAAAATTTTGATTATGAAATTAACCTGGATAAGCCAGAATTAAAAAATATCTTAAATGATTTCGACATGGTGATATGTGATAATTTCAACGCAATTTGTTGCGATTATCAAACGTTTTATGCTAAAACAACAGTAGGCGAGCTTGAATATAAAATTTATAATAATGTTGAGAAAAAAGACATTATAGGCTTAAACTATCATTATCTCAAAGACTATTTGAAAGTTTTAGATAATTATTTTAGCTTGAGATGCTATGGGGCAAAAAAACCAATAATTTTAAAGGATGACAACAACTATCTTTTTATGTCACCTATGGCAATTTAAACAATAATTAACCCTAAACTAGCCTAGGTTATAGGCTAGTTTGAGGTTACTTATTAACCAAAATTTTACTTTAACAAAGGATAAAACGCAATGAAAGAAAAC